TTGTTGCAGGCTTTTCACAATGTTAAGCTGCACGCCGTTCCACCCCCTTAATCCCCCTCCCCGGGAGGGGGTATAAAGGTGCGGTGCAAAATCAAACAGCCCGATAAACCGGAATTTAACTCTGCATTATGAATTACCCGGCGCGGGAGCTACCACAAAAGGGCATTTGCCTGCTTGCGGGTCATACCCACAGCCTCCAGCTCCTCAGCGGTGGGGTAATAGCCGCTTTTGATCAGCCGTTCCAGCTGGGCGCGGGCCTCCTTGCGCTGCTTGTCGTAGGCAACTGCCTCATCGTACAGCGCCTCCCCTTCGCTTTCGTAGCGGTCATAGGCGCTCTCATAAAGCTCCGGCAGCACCCCCGCCAGCTTCTGCACATAGCTCTGGAATGCCTGCTGCCCTGCGGTTTCCCCGTAGGAATTGCCGTAGCCGCCCGTAAGGGCTGCTGCCCTGCCCCGGGCATCCTCCATAGCCAGCCTTCCCTGCTCCAGGTACTGCTCCTTATACAAATTGTATGCCGGATCCTTTTGGGGATCATAGGAAAACGCTTCCCTTCCCACCCACTTCTCCCAGGGGGTGGGTTCTTTTTGTTCCTCCCCCGCCCCCGGGACAGAGGCGGGAGGCTCATTCACACTGTACAGGTGACCCTGTGTCTGATTTCCGGCGATGCCGTCCACCAGAAGGCCGTTCTTTCTTTGATAGCCGGTGACGGCATTTTGTGTTTTCGGTCCGTAGATGCCATCAATGGTGAGGGGATAACCCGCATCATTCAGCGCCTCCTGCAGCCTTCTCACATCCTCGCCGGTGGAGCCGTAGTACAGCTCACGATAATTTGCCATAAAACCTCCTTACGGCAGCGGGGCGGTCAAGACTCATTCCCCCACTGCCAGAATTGTAAATTTTTCCGGGGACTGGATCATAAAATGGTCATTTACTGCCTCCGGCAGCTCCACCAGAACACTGCCCCAGTCCTTTGCCGTGCCGGTGACGGTACCGACTGTGCCGTTCCACTTGATCTTTTTCTCATCGGTGACCCGAAGCACCCCCAGCACCGAGCCGGTTTCTGTGCAGCCGCTGATGAGAAAGGTCTGGTGCAGGCCGGTCTCCTGCCAATTGTCGAAGTGGCACTGGATGGTAAAGCTCTTTACTCCCACCAGCTCCACGGTCCGCATATACACGCCGTTGACGCTGCCTGCAACATAAACATTGTTGCCCACCACAACATCCTTGCCCACCATCAGCTTCTGGAAGCCGGTGCGCCCCTGGGGGGTCAGCTTTTCGGCAATGGCCTGCTCCGGGGCATTTTCCGGCAGCTCCCGGAGCTGCTTGACCAGCCGGATCAGATAGCGGATGATCTGCATCACCTGCTCCTCCAGAGTGCCTCCTGTGATCAAAGGCGGACGAATATCCATTAAAGCTCACTTCCTTTCTCAATTGTTTTTGTAATGGAATAGAGCTTCACATCCCCCACGCCCTCCAGCCGCAGCCGGAGATGGTCACACCGTCTGGGGCGCAGAGGCACGGATATGCTGCGAAGACTTCCACTGTTTACGGAATACAGGTGCTCCCAGGTATCCCCGGAATCATAGCAGGCATACACAGACAGCTCCGATCCCATTGCCATAGACAGCCGCAGGGTCATCCGGGTCACATACTTGCTCTCCGGCATACGCATCCCCAGCTTGCCGGTCTCCACCAGCCAGTGCACGGACGGCTCATAGCCATTGGTCACATTCATTTTGTAGATCCCCGAGGCGGTGTTGGCATAGAGAATGCCGCCGCAGGTGCAGAAATCCTGCACCGGAAGGCTGTCCTCCCGATGCCACAGTCCCCTTGCGGTGTCATAGACGAAAAGGCTGTGCTCCTTTCCCTTCTGCATACAGATATAGTATTTTCTGCCGCCCGCACCTGCCACAGCACGGTCATACCGCAGCGCTCCCAGCGCCTGACCGATCTGCACAGGAAGCGACCCGTCAAAGGCACAGACACCCAGATTGGACTTGTAGTACAGCACATTGTTGACGATGGCAAGGCTCTTTTCACAGTCCTTTCCCACACCGTCACAGGGGGTGCACCGCAGCTGATAGTTGGATGGCTGATTGCCGGAGATCTCGATCATACAGTGCTCCTTAAAGAACACGGGACTGCCCTGATAGCTCACCGCCCCGGTAAAAGGACCGTCCACACCCACAGACACGGTATAGCTGTCCGTGGAAATACCCTGATAGCTCTCCCAGTTTTTAAAGTCACCCAGCTTGGAGGCATAGATCTCATTGACGAAGCCGTTTTCCGTAGTGCCGTACTTGCACCCCCAAAGGCGGTTTCCGCTCTCCACCACCAGATCCATATCCGGCAGCTTCCGCTGTATGATGATCTCGCCGTCACAGGTGTCATCTCCGGCATTGATACCGCCCCGGCACAGAGGCACGCCCATATAGCCGGAGATCACGATAAAATCCCGTTCCTTTTCCTGGATCACCCAGTTGCCCTTCAGCGTTCCCCAGGAGCCTTCGTCCTCCAGACCGGTCAGCTCTGTGACCTCACCCAGGTGTCGCAGGGCATTTTTGAGGGCGTAAGGGATGCCGTCTATTTCCACGGAAATGCTGTCGCCCCGTTCAAAATAATCACCGATGGTGTCTATCTCCACCCGGACATAGCCAGTCTCCATAGAAAGCCACATACCCGTGGCCTCCTCCCACTGCTTCAGCACCGGGTATATGCCGGTAACATCCAGCCACATCTGTCCCTCCTCCGGGATCTCCGGCTTGGTCTCGGAGATGCTGGTGTATGCCGTGCCGTCTGCCTTGCAGGGTCGGAGGACCACCCTGTCTGCCGTGGAGTAATAGTGCTGCTCGATGCTGCCGCTGCGCTCTCCCTCTCCTGCCACATTGACCCAGACCTTGTCCGGCAGGATGATCACATAAGCACCCATTGCCACCAGCTGCTTCTCCCCTGCTTTCAGGGTGACTCCCGCATCTGTGCCGTCCGGGAGGTAAAATTTTCCTTTCTCCACACGGCACAGACCGTGGCTGCTCACCAGCGCCTGGGCAGTGCCGAAGCGGGTCTTATCCCGGGGCGCTCTGGGAGAGAGCACAGGAAAATAGTCTGAGGTCATATTTTCCATCTCATAAAAAGTACCCTCTCCGATGTTCAGATTGTGGTCATAGCCGCCGAACACCTCCTGGGTGCTGCGGCTCTGTGCCGGCTGTCTCATTTTCGGTAGCTTCATAGACCCTCCTCAGAAAAAGCTGTGCTTTGCCCCCGCAGGGGTATGGGTCCGGTGAAAAAGCTCCCCGTACACCCGGAAGCTCTCGTTAAACAAATTCACAGAGTTGTTGTAACGGAGAAACTCCCCGTTGTAGAAGTCGATCTGGGCGCTCATCCACCAGATATACAGCTCGTCATAGGGCGCAGGGATCAGCAGCTCCGTATCCCCGGCGGTGCTGCCGTCATAGCCGCCGTAGGATACCAGCTTATCGGTGATGTGGTTGTCCACGATCTGGGTTTTCACCATACCGTCAAGACAGGAGATCCAGCGGATCTTTTCCTCCCGGCTGTAGGAATTGGGCTTCAGGGCATCCACGGCATTGATGGCCTCGATCAGTGTCATAAAATCCGCCTCCTTTTCTTCCTTACTTGCTCATCAGCTTGCGGCCGGAGATGTCGCTGCGTTCCCGGGCAGCCTGGCTGCGGCGGTACTCATACGCCACCTCCGCCGGCACAAGGGACTCCTTGCCTCTGGGCAGGAGATAGTTCACGCCGTTGACGCTGATAAACAGATTGGGGTCCTCGTTGGAAGCGCCCCGGGGCACAAAGACCTTCTCGCGCTTTTCCTTTTCTTTTTCCATAAATATGTTCCTTTCTTGCTTGTATCGTTTTAAATTCCAATTTAGCTCTCTGCCATCGTAGGGGAGGGTCTTGACCCTCCCGAATCACTGCGGAGGCAATTTTCTTTTGCGGGAGGGTCAAGACCCTCCCCTACGGAATTCCCTATGTAAGAGTATCCGTGCTGTCATTCTGAGCACAGCGAAGAATCTCCTGCGAAATACGATGGAGATCCTTCGTCGCGTTGTTCCTCAGGATGACATTCTTTTTCTGTAGGGACCGGCCTCCGGACGGTCCTTATGTAAGAATATCCGTGCTGTCATTCTGAGCGCAGCGAAGAATCTCCATCTTATAACAGGAGATCCTTCGTCGCGTTGTTCCTCAGGATGACATTATTTCATAAGGGTTCGTAGGGAGGTTTAGTTCTCCTCGTCGGTGCCGGAGAAGGTGGAGCAGCTCATTACCCGGAGGATGCGCTCGGGGTACAGGATAGTCGCGCCGTTGGTCTCCAGCTTGTAGCCGATGGTGGAGTACTGGTTCAGAGGACCGCCGATCTGGCTCTTGTCCTTGACGATCATCTCCAGTGCGCCGCCCTCGGGGTCGATGATGCCAAAGGCATCCTTGCCGAAGAAGTAGGTGGCATAGGTGACACCGCCGTCAGCATTCTTGTACTCACTGCCGCCCAGCACAGGGGCGAACACATTTTCCACAAAGCGGCAGCCGTGGAGCTCGCCGATCTCGCCGTTGAAGATCTCACCGGGCTGGGCATACTTGTGAGCCTCCACCCACTCCTTGCTCTTTCGCAGATCGTAGGCCACACTGGGGTGGATCACAGCGCAGTACTTGCCGCCGATGGTGGGCACCTTGTCCTTCTTCAGCTTGGTCACAGCCTTTGCCACCATATCCGGGGTCAGGGTGCTCATAATGCCGTCGGCGCTGTGCATCTGGGCGCAGGAAACAGGGGTGTTTTCCACCTTCACACCGTTTTCGTCGATGTTGTCGCAGTACATCACATTGGTGTTCTCCAGCAGAGCATCCCGGATCAGGGTCTCCTGGGTCTCCGCAGCAGAAGTACCCATCTCCTCGGTGGCACCCAGAATGATGTCATCGTAAGCGTGGAGCTCCAGCTTGTCGGAAATGGCAGCATAAGTGCCGTACTGGTTGATGGTGCCGGTGCGGGAGC